AGTGACTGGGACAGCCGTCGCAGGCGGCACCTTTGGCGCGGGCACCTACGTCATCCAGGTGACCGGGACCGATCTTCAGAACCAGTACGAGAGCCAGATTTATCAGGTTTCGGGTGGTGTTGCGCTCACTGCCAACCAAGCGATCCAGGTGGTGCTGCCGACGAATGCCAATTTCAGTTACAGCGTTTACGTCAGCGGTCCCGGTGGCACCGCGGTCACCAATCTCGGACTTTCTGCTTCTGGCCCGACCGCTGGTCCGCTGCAGGGGCAGGCGACACAGCTCCCTGCGGGTGCGACGGTCGTGGTCACCGGGCCGGGCGTGTTCCAGCTGCCGCCGGCTGCGCCGACGACGGGGCAGACCATCTACCCGACGTTCATCTTCGGTCGGGGCGCTTACGCCCAGGTCGTGTTGGACAATGTGAAATTCACCTATCTCAAGGGAGCTGATAAGAGCGATCCGCTTAACCAGTTGCGTGTCGTAGGGTGGAAAAACTTCTACGGTACGCTGATCCAGAACGCACAGTTCCTGATGCGCATCGAGAGCACGTCAGCCTTCAGCGCGACGTTCGGGTGAGGTAGTTCAAGCAATAGGAGACTGGATATGCCGTACAGGGTCACTTATCAATGCAACGTCGACTGGGTCGGCGCCGGTGAAGGCGTGATGTCCGGCAACGTTGCTCCAGCCCTTCCGCAAGGCGGCCGGGGAGGGTTCCAGACCAAGGAATTCTCCAATAAACAGGGCGGTCAGACTTCGACGACGTTCGTGGCTGCCGACATCACCGCCTTGACCAATGGGATCGCCGCCGATCTTGCGGCGCAGTTCACGGCGTCGAGTGCGCAAATTCAGGGGTTTGCCTCGGGAGGTGGCTGATGGCACTGGCAACGATGGGCACGCCGGCAGCGACGACGCTGGCGGCGCTGATCTTCAATCCGCAGAATACGCCGGCTGACCTGGCGTCGCTGCGTAACAGCATCCTCGACGACATCATCAACAGCCATCCGATCTGGCCAGGGGCTGCAGGGACGTCGGGGGCGCTTTATGTCCCCAATCGCGGCATCCTCAAGGTGCTGCCTGGGGACTACATCGCGGTCGATACCTCCGGCTGGCCGATCCTGATCTCGGCGCGGGCGGCGGCGACGGCCGCATCCTGGACGCACACCTAGGAGTTCGCCATGACGACCAAGAAGAAGCTGGAGCTGCCGGCTGATCTCGCTCTGCTCACGCGTGAAGACCGTGAAGAATTGACACGGACGGCGAAGGAGCACGTCTCCGATCTGCGAAAGCAGAAGGCGAGTGACGACTACTACACAAACGAAGTCGAGCGTTTGCAGCGTGAACACATACCCAACGAAAAGATCGTTTCGATCGTGATCGACAGTGCGCCTTACGTGCCGCATTTCAGGATCGACGACAACATTTTTTTCAATGGGTTTGAGTACCGGGTGCCCAAGTCTCAGGCCGATGTTCTCTGCGAGCAGATGCAACGGTCGTGGCAGCACCAGGACGAGATCGACGGGCGGTCCAGGTACGCGCCCTACCGTCGTGCGCAAGGTATGAAAGTCGGAGCCTATCTTGCGGGAACACCCACACCGGGGCTTGGACCGGGAGGGGTGATTTCGGCCGACATGGATTAGGAGGACCAGATGGAAGGACCAGAGGTTATCGATCCCTTGGCAAGTGCCAAGGGGATCGCGACGGCGTTCACATTGCAGCTGCCGCTGCCGAATGGCGGGTCTATCGTTTTGCAGACCTATCTCGATCGTGATGCCGATGTTTCCGTTTATCACGAGACTGCGGACAAGCTTTACCGTGTCTACGAGCGACAGTCGTGGAAATCTGAGCTGATCGACATCAATACGGCATTGGCAGCCGATGAGGTGATGGAGAAGGGTCTGCTGGAAGATTTCGAGCGCATCGAAGGTGATCACGCTGCGCTGTGGAAGCAGCGTGGCAAGAAGGGTGATCCTGTTCTTGGTCAGAAGGAAGAAGCCGCTCGGGAGAACGTCAAGACCAACGTCAAGCGGGTGCGCGCCGAGATCGAGAAAAAGAAAGCTGCCATCATCGAATTGGAAGCCAAGATCGCAACAGGATGAACAATGTCCTTGAGCGCCGCACAGATCGTCACGCTTGCCTGCCAGGAAGCCAAATGCCCGGCTTTCATCTCGCAGGCGGGGCAGCTGCTCAATGCGGTGCTGCAGGACTTGTGCATGAACTATGACCTCGATCAGTGTCGAGGGACGTTCAATTTTCAGTTTAACTCGGTGACGGGTCGCGGCTCCGGCCCGTATACGCTTCCCGTCGATTATCTTCGCACTGAGGTGATCGACGGGAAGGATAATTTCTATTACGTGATCGACGGCGTGCCGTACCCGCTGGTGCAGGAGACGCTTGCTGAGCACAACTGGCAGGTCCAGACAGCGGGCTTCCAGTCCTATCCGCGCAATTACTCCACCAACCTTGACACTACGCCGGGACAGTTGTTCGTGTGGCCGCCGTCGAGTGGCTCTTACAACACGTTCCTGAATTACTTTCGCAAGATGCCCGACATCGCCACACCCGAGATGTCGGCGGCGGTGCCGTGGTTCCCCAACACACAGATTTTGATCCGTAGCGTTGCCGGCCGATTGATGGGGTTGACCGACGACAACCGGCAAGCGGCTTATCTTGGGGACGGCATGGACTACCCGCTCGGTGCCGGCACGCTGCTCAACCAGTGGCTCAAGAATGCCAAGGATCGCGAGGGTGCCGTGAAGACGGTCGGGCTCGATCGCAGGCGCTGGGGACGGCCGTTCGATCGGCTCAAGAACACCAAGACCGTGGGGTGGTGACATGCGTACTCTTGCAGTTGTTGTCGCATTGCTCGCGGCGCTGTCGTCGGCGCAGGCACAGACGGGATCGGCCAAGACGACCTCGCAGCTGAACGCCGAGGTAGGGACTACCTTTCCCGACAATACGACTGGCGTAATAACGCCCTTCAACATGCGGCAATTCATGCTTGATCTCATCGCGTCGGGAGCGAGCGCCCCAACCGTGGGTGGACCGTGCTCCGTGCTGGGCACGGGATTGGCCTGCGGTACCGGTGGCGCTGGAGGTGGCGGCGGTGCCGTCGTCGTTTCCAGTGCAAGCGCGTTGGCGTCGGCAACGCTTGCAGCAGCCGTCACGGCCGTTACGGCGCAGAATGTGACCGGTACTGGTTTTATTGCACCCACGCTGCCGACGTGTCCGCTGACCTACCTGAAGGGCACCACCACGGCGACCGGCGTTTACGGTGAAGTCCTCAACACGGCTTCGGCGACCTACTGGGAGCCGCAGTATCAGGCGACGCCGGTGCTTGCCTGCCAGTTCGGTGCGTGGGGCGACAACAGCCATGACGACATCATCCCGTTGCAGGCGATGATCGATTGGGGGTTCGCGGCCGGCAATACGCAATTCCAATTGCAGAGCGGCGCCAATTACCTGATTTCGTCGGCACTGTTTCTCGACCCACCCGGAAACCTGCGCACCAATCTGGCCAACCCGACTAATTTCAGTTTCTCGATGTCGCTCAAGGGGGGCGACGGCCCAGGCCTCTCCCCCGCCGGAAACGCGACGATTTGGGCAAACTTCACGACCGGCTGCATCCTGTGGATCGGCCCCGGCCAAGGCATGTCGGTGTCCGGCCTCATTGTTCGCGGGCCGATGGTTACCGGTTCCAATGTGCACCGTGGCTTGCCCCCGAATGGCGTCAGTTTCTGTGTCGCGACGGGCAATGGCGGCGCTACGCGGACGCTGCTCGACAACATCAATTCCTACGACAGCTACAAGGGCATCTGGGTCGGCGCCAACGGCAACCCAAACCTCGGCGACAGCACCACGATCCGCAAGTGCAACATCCGCGCCGCGGTTGCAGTGCAGGCCACAACGTCGAACGCCTTCATCAACCGGATGGAAGAGTGTGTGATCGAAGCTTCGACGGATGTCGTCGTCGCCGGTAATGGCATGACTGTTTCCGGCGGAAATTTCTCGGCTCCGAATTTGCTAGCCAACACGTTCACGATCAACACTGTGTCGTCGGCGACGGCCAACAGTGACGGAACCCTTCCGTGCGAAATACAGACCCCGGGCGTCACGGTTATTTGTACTAATTACCAGCTCACCGTCACTGCGACGATCGCCAATCCAGATGCAATAATGAACCAAGGTGTGGTATACGACGGGTTTGTCATTAAAACTCCGAGTTATGGTTTGGTGCCATTGTCGCTCATAAGCTATAATTCGACGTCTCACGTCGCAGTTTTTCGCGCGCTCGACGCTTACATGGCGTGGAATTTCAACGGGTTTAATAACGATCCGGCGGTGAGCAGCAACATCCTCGACGAGATCAATGCCTCGACTACGCTCTATGCGGCTGAACGCAACATCGTATTTGCAGGATCGTTGTTTGCCGTAAATTCAATCCATATTGAGAACGGCTCCGTGCCGACGACTTTGCTTCAAGACGCTGGCAGCAGCACCGCAGGCGCCGATGGCGCTGCCATCAATACGTTGAGCAACATCAAGATCAACGGCGACTGGACCAACGGCACGTTTGCCGGTCTGGCGGTCGTGGCAGGATCGGCCAGTCCGGCGGTGAGGGCGCAGTACTATGTCGCCCGCGCATTTCCGCAGATGTGGATTTCGTCGTCGTCTAATGTGGTCGAAAATCTTGTGAACCTCGACCCATCCGACGATATGGCGCTCATCGATCAGCTTAATCCGTCATTTGGTCACATCATATGGCGAAGCCCGGCGCCGCGGCAGATGTACCGGTCACCGATCAACTCCTACGCTTTCACCTCCGGAACGCTGAACAATATCCCGCCTACAGGTGTGCCGCCGGCATTCGGCGGCGGCGAGTTTGACAGCAATCCGTTCTTGACGACGGCAGTTCCGAATAGGTCGGACACCTATCGCGGCGCATGGGGCATGGGGCGGGTGCCGATGCAGGGCGTGCGTCCGGCGCAGTGGTCGAACCCGATGATTACTCCTGGTTTTGCGACGCTGTGGCAAACCGGCCCGCTGCCCGCCTTGGCGCTTCCGGCTAACGCCAACGTCCTCAATTCCACCCCCGCCACTGTCGGCTATCCCTTGATGTATGGCGGGCAGGTCTACCAGCTCGCTGACTGGTACACCGGTGTGCAGACCAATTACCGTCTGATTTCCAACCATCATTTCTGGAGTTACGGGCAAAATCTGCCGGCGATCAATTGGAGTTACCGCGGTTCGTCCTCGGTGCTCAACGTCAGCGATACGCGCCTGTTCTTTCCCGGACTTGGCATCGCCATCACATGCGTCGGGATCGCTGGCTGTCCGACCACCGGTTCGCTGACGGGGCTGCAGATACTCATGGTGACCGGGGTCTACCCGGCACTGGGCTACATCACGGTGCTGCGCGGCAATGAGACCGAGAATGGCCCGTGGCAGTTGCTTGGTGTGAAGGGCACCACGTACAGCGGCACGCTGATTTCGAGCGAGCCTTACGCAATTACGAGGTTCTGAGCATGGCACTTCCCGGCGAAGTGCTGACGTTGTTTCCCCAGACCGTCACCGACAGCCTGGAAGGCAGCAATGTCGGGCGCGGGTCGATGGAGGCGATGACCAACCTCATCCCCGACCCGACGACGCGCCGGCTGTGGCAGTGCCGTCCCGCTGCCGTGGTGCTGATCGATCTCCCCCCGCATACGTCCCAGCCAACGGTGATGAAGACGCTCGGGACACGCGTCTATGGGATGATCAAGTCGGCGACGTTCCCCGGCAAGGACGAACCGTTCTGTTTTGACGTCGCCTCCAGCCTGATGATCCCGATCACCGGGGCGACCGCCGCGAACCTGCCCAACAGCCCCAACGCTGCCGGCCCATGGCAGCCGCCGCACATGGACATCTGCGGCTCGAAAATTATTATCTCGCATCCCGGTTACGTGACGGTCACCAATGCTTTCGGCGTGATCGACACGCTGCACCAGAATGCGCTGACCTACACGGCGGGCACGACAGCGCCTGTCCAGCTGTTCTTTCCTCCGTCCTGGGTGGCGACCTATGGCGGCCGGATGTTCTATCTGGTCAATCCGCCCGGACAGCAGCCGGCGGCGTATATGTCGGACGCGCTCGACCCGTTGACGATCACGTTCGCCAATCAAATCCTGACCTTCGGCGACAACGTGTCCCTGACCTGCGCCGGTGGGCTCGCGCTGTCCAATCAGCTCGGCGGCATCATCCAGTCGCTGATGATCTTCAAGGGTGTGAAGAATATCTGGCAGGTGACCGGTGACTACGCGCTCGGCACGCTGGCGCTCAACTCGCTCAACGTGGCGACCGGCACGCATGCCCCCAATTCGTTATGCGCGACCGAAAAAGGTCTGATGTTCATGGCGCCGGACGGCATCCGGCTGATCGACTTCAACGCCACGGTCAGCGACCCCATCGGCAAGGACGGCCAGGGCGTGACGGTCCCCTTCAGCAATGCTTTGACGCCGTCGCGCGCGTGTGCCGCATTCAATGGTGGCGTCTACCGCATCCAGGTGAAGAACGGCGCGGTGCCCGGCAATCCGCAGCAGGAGTGGTGGTTCGACGTCGTGCGCGGGGTGTGGTCGGGACCGCACACGACGGGCGTCCAGACGATCGTGCCCTACGACCAGACGTTTCTGGTGGCGCTGCAGAACGGTGGCTCCAAGCTGTTCCGCTCCGATCAGGTGCAGTCGTTCAATTCGACCTTCATCGAGAACGGCGTCAACCTGCCGTGGATGTACCAGTCGACGATGTTCCCCGAAGACGACAGGATGTCGATGTTCTCCAACGTCGAGGCGACGCTGCACATGCAGCTGGCGCCGTTCAACTCGCTGTCCGGCGACCCCTTCTCAACCGGGTTCTCCAGCGGGTTCGGCGGCGGCAGCAGTGCGCCGCCCGACTTAAGCACCGTCCAGGTCCAGTTCCTCGATCGCAATCTGGCGGTGCTCGACACCGTGTTGATCCGGTCACACCAGACCGGCAGCCTGTGGGGTCAGTTCCAGTGGGGCGTCGGCCGCTGGGGCGGTGCGGCGGATAACCTCAATGCGCGGCGCCTCGCGTGGCACTACCCGATCGTGTTCAAGCGCGGGGCCATCATCGCGCAAGGGCTGTCGTCGAGCCAGTTCAAGATCGGCGCACTGCGCTTGCGCATCCGCGAGCTGGGCTATGTGCTTGACGATGCCGTGGCGTCGCAGGTTGGTACAGTATCCGGGACGCCGTTCACACTCGACAAGAGCACGCTAGGGGGACCGGATGCGCTGGGTTAACCTTCTCCTGTTGCTGCTGCTGTCCGGCGTGGCTCACGCGCAGAGCAACCCCGGTTTTCTCACTTGCCGTGCTGTGTGTCAACACCGGCGATCTTGCGTGTGCCGGCAGTCCGCAGAACCCGCTCGGGCTCAATCAGGCATTCATCGGCAAAGCCGACTATCCCGGTATTCTCTCGGCGGCGAATACGTGGCCGGGCGTCCAGAGTTTCATCGGCAGTAACACCTCGCCGATCAACGCTAACGGCGCGCGTCTGGTGGTCCAGAATTCGGCGACCACCCAGGGGGATATCTTTACCGGGATCACCGGTGGCGTGGTCTACGATCTCGGCAGGTTTGTGCTCGATATCCCCGCCGGCAGCGGCGGTGTTCTGAGCGCCAACGCGATCGGTATGTATGTTCGCAACCGGTCGGGGACGGGAGCATCGGCAGGCGGCGGCGTCGGGCTTTACGGGCTCATCGTCTGTGGAGTGACGGGCTCCAACTGCTGGTATGAGAACTCCAGGGTTGTCGATTGCGAGACGACCGGGACGGGGTGCGGGACGCTGTCCGGGATCAATCTGGTCGCCAGCGAGGACGATTTCTTCGTCTACAATCCGGCGACCCAGGTCAATTCGCGCGGCAGCATCCTGGGCGGCATTCAGCCCAGCTTTGCGATCGGAAACAGCTGCAGCGTGTCGGACCCCCCGATCACAAACATAGCCGGGTCGGCCTCCCCCTACACCATCTCGTTCGGCGCCTTCTCCATCAAATATCCGGTCGGGCAAACGATCAAGGTCTACGGTGCTGCGCCGGCCTCGCTCAACGGGAACTACACCGTCACCGCGTCGACGTCGTCGACGGTGACTGCGACCACCACGGCGACCGGTGCCTACACGTCCGGCGGTCACATCTCGGGGTCGGTCTTCACCTTTTGCATGGCGTCGCTCGACGGTGCCGCGCAGATGGCATTCAATGCGGGAGCCGTCACGGCGGGTGGGATCAGTGTCCCGTCTCAATTCATCAACTTCGCCTATTACAATGCTGCCGGATCGTCGCAGGCGTGGAGGCTGAATGTCGACGCCAACGGCAATCTGATGGTGGCTTCTACGGAAGCCAACAAAACCGTTTCTGTCCCCGGAAACTTTTTCGTGGGGGGAGAAATCCTCAACACGGGTATCCCGACTTCGGCCGGTGCCGGTGGCCTGTTCGTGTGTGTCGACAGCACCGGCATCTTCTACAAAAAGGCAACCTGTCCATGAAGCGGCTTCTCATCATGCTTGTCCTCTTCCCGTTGCCGGCCTTTGCGCAGCAGCTGCCCTTGACCGAGTGGCGTGCCCAGCTCGACGCCGATCTCGCCCGGCTGTCGATGTCACGGGATGCGCATATGGCGGTCATGCAAATTCTGCAAGCCTATGAGAAGCAGGCGCAGCAGCAGGCGCAAGCGCAGCCGCTGTCTAAATCGGGGCACACCTCGCCGCTGCCGACGATCCCGCAGAAGGAAGGTGTGCAATGAAGCGTCTTCTCCTCGCGCTGCTGTTCACGCTGTGGTCCCCGCTGGCGCATGCGGGCGTGCCCTGCAGCGTGCCCAATGTCTTCCTCAACAACACCATCGCCGACGCCAATCAGGTCAACGCCAACTTCACCGCGGTTCTGGATTGTCTGCTCAATGCGGCGCTCGCCGGGGCGAACAGCGACATCACTTCGCTCAACGCGCTCTCCACGCCGCTCACGCCATCGCAGGGCGGCAGCAACATCTACGTCGGCGCCATCTCGACGGGCACGGCGAACGCGCAGGTCATCGGCGTCACGACGCCGACCGGGTTCGCCCTGGCGCGCGGCAGCGGTGTGCTGTTCATCGCCGGCTTCACCAACACCGGGCCGCTCACGCTTGCGGTCAACGGGACGACCGCCACCAACGTCTTTCAGCCGTCGCCGTCCGGTCCCAATGCGCTGATCGGCGGCGAGGTCATCGCCGGCAACCTGACCTGGGCGGTCTATGACGGCACCCAGTTCCAGCTGATGTCGAGCGGCGCCCAGTTCGGTGGCTATGGTGCGACGGTCACGCTGCCTTCCGCAGCGACCGTTGATCTCGGCACCATCGGCAGTCACAGCGTGGCGATCAGCGGCAATACCGCGATCACCAGTTTCGGCGCGACGGCGATCCCGGCGTTCCCGTTCTACGTCATCACCTTCACCGGCACCTCCGTCATCACCTACAATCAGATGGCGTGCGGGACCACGGGCGGATGCATCCTCACCCCCGGTGCAGCCAATATCCAGGCCGCGCCCGGCGACTTCGCCATCGCCCAGTTCCTCGGGAAGAGCAGCGGGGGAGGAGGCAACTGGCAGATCGCCTTCTATCAGCGGGTCTCCGGCACCGCGGTGACCAATGCGACGCCGCAGTGCGGCTTCTCCGGCCTCACGATCACGACCGTCACGACGGTGACGGCGAGCTGGGCGTGGAACAGTGCGACGCTGGTCAATACGGCCCAGGGTACGGCTTTTTACAACGGGGCGAACAGCGGCACGCTCAACATCACCACGCCCGGTGTGATCAACGGTCTCGACACCGGCGGGGTTACCGCCAACACATGGTATTACATCTGGGGCATATCGGACGGCGTGACCACCGGTGTGATCGCGACGGCGTCGCCGCCGCCGACGCTGCCGATCCTCCCCACCGGGTACAAATACGCCTGCTACGCCGGAGCGGTGAAGACCGGGACCGGTGCGGTCTTCTACGGCACCAAGCAGATCGGCAACGAGGCGCGTTATGTCCTCGGTGGCATGCTGCTGACGACCGCGCTGCCGATACTGGCGAGCGGCGGGGGCGGTGGGGGTTGCAACTCGACAACTCCGACTTGGGCGCCGCAGACGGTGCGCGGGACGTTTGTCCCCTTCACGGCGACCTTGCTGGACCTGATCGCCAGTGTCGGCACTGGCGCCACCGGCACATTGGCGATCGCACCCACGACTTCTTACCCTGGGACCGGGTGGTTCATGATCCAGTCGACCGCGGCCAACACACTGCTATTCGCCAATCCGATGCGAATGTTCCTGGAAGCCAATTCCATCCAGTATTGCGATACTTCGCTGACCGGGACTGTCACGGCGTCTGGCTGGAAAGACGGTGTGAACGCCAACTAGAGGAGCGTACGATGGCAAAAGAAGGTGGACATAGCGACATGCACAAGGGGCTGACCAATCGCAGCCCGTCCTGCGAGGACAGTTCGACCAAGCTGCCGACGTCGAAGACGACGGTGGACAACGAGGCGACCCGCAGCGAGACAGCACCCGCGCTGCCGGCACAGGGGCCTCGCGTCGCCTGACAGGAGGCTTAGATGGCTGGCAACTGGTACGACAGCCTGATCCCGTCCGCCGGGGTCAACACGCAGCAGGCCGACCCCTTCCAGAGCAATTTCGGGTTGGACGCGACCAACCTGATCGGCGGGATGGGACAGTACAATCTCGGCGGTCAGAACCTGCCGTGGTACCAGCAGCTCACCCAGGGCGGCGTCAACAACCCCTACATTGGCCAATACCAGCAGGGGGCCGGCGTGGCCGGTGGGCTTGGCCAAGGCGCCGGGCTTGGCACGTTCGGCTATGGCCAAGGCGTTCAGGGCATGGGTGCCGGGTTGGAACCCGGCGTCGAGCAGTTGATGACCCTGGGGTTCGATCCGCAGAATGCGCTCTATGCCCGGACCCAGCAGCAGCTGCAGGATCAGACGCGCGCGGCGAGCGCGGCGGCGGGCACCGGCGGCACACCCTACGGTGCCGGGGTCGAAGGTCAAACGATGTCGAACTTCAACATCGACTGGCAGAACAATCAGTTGCAGCGTGCCGCGACAGGTGCCAACGCAGCAGGTGCCTTGGGCGGGCAGGCGGCCAACATCATCGGTGCCGGCACCAGCCTCGAGAACCAGGGGCTGTCCCAGTACATGATGGGGTCCTCGCTGCCCTACAGCACCGCGCAGGGGATCAATCAGACCCAGCGTGGCGTCCTGTCCGATGCCGCGGGCTATGGCCAGCAGGCGGCGGCGATCCCGGAATGGCAGGCGCAGGCTTACGCCAACATGGCCTCGCAGGATGCGGCGTGGAAGCAGGGGCAGGAGAAAATCCAGCTCGGGCAGGCGCAGCAGGAGTTCGATCAGGCCGCTGCGGTGGGCAAGGACATTGCGGCGATCGGCGCGGCGCCGTTCACCGGCGGTGCCAGCCTGGGGATGATGGCGGGCGGGGGCGGCGGTGGCAGCAATATGTTCGGTGGCGGCTATGGCGGCCAGGGATTTGGTGGTGGTTGGGGCGGTGGCGGTGGCGGTGGTTCCCCCGGCATGAGTGGCCAGTATGGTGGCCAGGGTTTCGGTCAGGGCTGGAGCCCGTGGAGCGGCGGTGGTTTCGGTGGTTATGGTGGCAATTGGCCCGGCTACACGCCCTCGGCACCGCCGCAGTACAACCCTTATTGAGGTGAGCCATGGCGTTGGGTCTAGGTGGCCTGATCGGCGTCAGCGCCCTTGGGGCGCTCCCCGAGGAATATCAACGCCAGCGCAAGAACCAGCTCTATCTCGACAGCGAGCAGGAGAAGGCGCTCGGGCTCGCTGCGCTGGGGAACTATTTCAAGCTGGCCGGCGTGCCGGGCGCCAAGGGTGACCCCAGCGGTCTCGGACCCGATCAGCCGCAAGGCCAGGGCCAGGGCCAGGGCGGCCCGCAGATGGGAGCGCCTCCGGGTGCGATGCCGGCACCACCCTCGCCATTCCCCGGCGGGCTGCCTCCCGGTGCGCGGTATGGTGAAGAAGGCCCGTCGCAGCCCAGGCCGCCGCAAGGCTATGGGGCGCCTCCGGGCGGGCTTGGCGGGCCTGCTCCTCAAGGACAGCCGTTCGGTCCCCCTGGTGCACAGCCAACTGGCGCTGTTCAGCAGGGTTTCATGGCGGGTAACCGGCAGCCTGTTGGCTGGCAGCCGCAGCCGCCGGCACCGGGGCAGCCTCCCCCGCAGCAGCCACCGGGACAGCTGCCGTTCCCGCAGAACAAGATGCAGCCGGCTGGTCTTCCGCCGGGTCCGCAGCAACCGCCACCGGGTATGCAGCCGCAGATGGCGCAGATGCTGCCGCAGCAGCCCCAGCCCGGCGCGCCTTACGGGTCGATGGCTGGTGCTCCTCCCATGGTCGGGCAGGCGCCGCGTCCCTCGCAGATCGGCATGCAGCCTCCCGGCATGCCGCCTCCTCCAGGGGGTCCGGCGACGACAGGCGCCGTGCCTGGAGCGCGTCCCCCGGCGCAGTTAGCTGGTCCTTCCGGCGCCGGGGGGCAGCCCCAGGGCCAACAGGGTCAGGACCCCAGCCAGAGGTTCAGCGGGGTGCCGCCGGGCGGGTTCAACTGGCGGCAGATGGTGCAGATGATCTCGCAGGCCAATCCGGGCATCTCGCCCGGCGTGCTGGCGCAGGCGGTGACCGCGGCGCTGCCGTTCATGCAGATGGACAGCAAGGTCGAGTGGCAGGCGGCGCATATCAATTATTTGCAGGATCAGTTGCGGCAGCGTGGACAGATAGCAGAGCAGAAAGACGCCACGACACAACGTGGACAGGACATCAGGCTGCATGGGCAGGAGCTGCAGGCGGCGACCGCGCAAGCGAAGCTTGAAGCTGGCGAGCGGGCACGGCAGATGACTGATGCTCGTGTGCGCGACCTTGCGCAGATGAAGGACGATCAAATCCGGGATATCGCCGGCGATCGGCAGGAGACGCAGATACAGCTTGAAGGGATGCGTGAGGCAGCGAGGGAGGAAGCACAGAAACGGGGCATCGCGGCCAAGCACGAAGACGTGGCAACGACCGAGACTGGCAAGGGTGAACGGCTGGCGGCGACGGAAGCTGGCAAGGGTGAACGGCTGGCAACAACCGAAGCAGGTAAAGGCGAGCGGCTTGCGACGACTGAAGCTGGCAAGGGCGAACGGCTGGCGACGACGGAAGCTGGCAAGGGTGAGCGGCTTGCAACAACCGAGGCCGGCAAGGGTACGCGACAAGAAACTGCTATCGCCGCGCGCGCAGCCGACACCCAGGCCAAGCTCGACGCCGCGATGGCGCGGCTGGAGCGCGGCGGCGAGATCAAGACGAAGCTTCAGGGGATGCGGGAGGAATTCAAGGAGAAGCTGACCGACGTCATCGAGGGGCACAAGGATATCCGCGCACAGGAGAATGCCGATCTGCGTCGTGAGCTGGTGCGGCTGGGGATCACGGCCAAAGACCTTGCTTTGGACAAGGCCATTTCCGGCCGTGCTGCGCTGGGGGCGCGCACTGAAGCAGGAAGGATGGAGCGGTTCAACATCGCCGAAGCCAACAAGAAAGAGAAGCAGATGTCGGACCAGCAATTCAAGGCGCACGAGAACGAGCTGAACCGGCAGAACCGTATTGAAGTCAAGAAAACCGGCAATCCGATGATTACGGGGCCGAATGGTTACGAGATGACGGAGAGGGATCAGGATCAGGCGCTGGCCATCTATCAGTACCATAAGCCACCGATACTGCCCGCCAGGGGAGGCAAGATTACTCCTCAAGGCGAAGCGATCATGGATGCGGTGAACAAGCTTGGAGAGAAGTACGGCACCTACGACGCGCAGAATTACAATGTGCGCGGGGCGGGCCTGAGAGACATGTTCGCCGGAAAATCGGCCGCGACCATGCGATCGATCCGCGTCGCCGACTATCATCTCGACACCTACACCCAGCTGATGGAGGCGCTGAAGAACAATAATGCGACGCTCGCCAACACCATCGCCAACAACTGGGCGCGTGCCACTGGCAAACCGGAACCGGGCAATGTCGATGCGGCCAAGCAGATCATCGCAGCCGAAGTGATCAAGGCTGTCAGCGGTGCCAGCGGTGGCGGGGTGAAAGAACGTCTGGAGGCCGCGGGCAACCTGTCGGCTGATATCGGGCCAAAGCGTGCGCTGGGGATCGCCAAGACCTACCGGAGTTTGCTGGACGGGCAGAAGCAGGGCTTCCGCGAGCAGTACAGCGCCATTCCAGGCAACAAGGCTGAGGATTTCGACAAGGCTTTCCCGGTGCACAAGCCTGATAGCGGAGCGGGTGCAGCACCTGTCGCGCCAGCTGGTGGCGGTGGATGGAAGATCGAAGAAGTCACACCGCAGGCGCCGAAGTTAGGGGGCTGAGCATGACCGAATTCACGGTGACTTCTCCCGAGGGCAAGCAATACCGGATCACTGCGCCGGAAGGGACGTCCAAGGACGACGCGCTCGCACATTTCCAGAAAGAAATGCAGGGCGACACCTCGGCAGCTGGTGCGCGAGAGGCTGCGGCATCCCGGTTGGCCGGCGGCGTCAAGAAGGACCCGGAGAAAGTTAAGCAGTGGAGCAGTGCCGAGGATTTTTTCAAATCGATCCCTGGCGGCATGACCCGCGGCTTGGCCGGCACTGCGTCGGCGATGGGGCAGGCAGAAGAAGGGCTGCAAACTGCCGGGCAGGGCTTTGGGGGCAGGCCAGGACTTAGCTCGCTGATAACGGGAAAGTCTGATGCCGGGATGCAAGTGCCAGGTGTCGAGCAGAGCTATGAGCTGGCGCAGAAGCATATCACCGGGCCACAACACCAGCCGCAAGGATTTGCGGGTCGCGTCGGTGCCGGTGTCGGAGAAGCCGCAGTCAACCCGATGAGCTACATGCCAATGGGTGGCGGGCCGATGCGGCAGGGGTTGAGCGTGCTCGGCTCGGTCCTCGGCGGACAGGCCGGACAGGAGCTGGGCGGTCCCGTGGGAGCCTTTGTCGGCGGGATGGCGGGTGGTGGGCTCTCCAGCGCAGGCGGGGCGGCCAAGACGCTTGCTGCCACCAGGGGACGCGGCATGTTCCCGATGCCGCAGGAAAACCCGGTGCGTGAGGCTTTCACCAATACACTGGAAAAGTTCGGCATCCAGCCCAAGGCGGGCGACGTGCTGGGCCGGCGGGTGGTGTCGGAAGCCGAGAAGATGGGCGGGCAGCCGTTCGGTGGCAGCACCTAT